TTCTAAAAGCTGTAATGATTTGTTCTGGTGATGCTTCTTCGAGTCTTAAAACTTCGTTAAATAGTGCAGCAGTACCAGATCTATCTTGTTTAAACTCTTGTGCTCTAAACTCTCCTAGTCTTTTTAAATCTAATGTTTGTGTATTCAAACCAGTAAAAGCTCTAAATAGTTCTGCTCCTTGTTGATAAGTCTTACCAGTTGTCGGCTCCATCTCACCCTCTGGAGAAAACACACCTCGTAAGAATCTAGATTTTTCTATGGATTTTACACCTTCTGGAAAGTTGCCACCAGCTATACCAAGCTCTGCTCCGACTGGTATTCTTACTGGAACCATGCCTGGTATCAAAGTATTAAACAGATGTAACATAGACTTTTCAAAAGCAACACCAGAAGAGTCTTGTTCTCTATAAACCTTTGCACCAGACCTAGTTCTACCACCACGACCACCACCTGCTACAGGTGCTACGTCTTGTAAAGCAGAGAAAACCATAGAGTAATCTATAAATGGAGTAAAGTATTCAGACAAAGTTTCAAATCCTATTTTTCTGACTTGTTCTCCTAAAGGCACACTTTGTCTTTCCGTTTCTCTGTATGTGTTTAATATGGTTCTAAACCCTCTTGATAATAAATCGTATGGGTTAGTGTGACTGAAATCTATAAATTCAGGATTACCATTATCGTCCTTGCCAACTGGTATTAACTGTGAGTTTCTCTGCCAACTAGCAGCTAATCTATTTATTGACTGTAGTTCTTCGTCACTAGTATCTGTTAAGTTTTGTGCAAACCTTTGTAAAGTATCACCCACAAGACCAAAGGCAGTCACACCACCCATCAATCTTTTCATTCCTATTTCTCTGATAGCTTGGACTGGACTCTCTAACTCTTTTGCAGCAGTGTCAAGAGTATTAAAACCAGTTCTTAATATTTCTGCGGGGAAGGCAATAAAGTTACCAAGAGGCACACCTCTTAACCCTTTTATAACATCTGGAACAAGCTCGTAGTTTGGAACTGTGTTACGAACAGTATCTGCCGCAGCTCTTCTTAACGCTTCATCCAGTCCTTCGCCTTTTTGTTTTCCTATGTGTCTAGCAAATGCAGACAGTTGTTGTCTTCTTAGAGTAGGATTATCTGCAAAATCAGTCCCTATTTTTGCTATTGAATTTCTTAATTTTTGTAATTCAAAAGCATAGTTGTATATCTTCCAAATATCATCACCACCCTTATAGAGACCTTCTGCCGTGTCTAAGAATCTCCTTGTCATATTCATACTGCCTTTTAGAGCAGTCTTTGACATACCTTGCAGTCCTTTACCATCTGGAGGAGTTTCTATTATGGATTGCTGTCTAGCTACAGAGTCTTCTACTGCTTGTGGTCTAACACCCAGAGCAATATCAAAATCAGAAACACCCACTTCATCTGCTACGCCAGTTCTTTGCGCTGGAAGACCCGTGATCCCTGTGCCTCTATACCCTAATCCTTGACGCAAGTTAGCTTGTATTTCTCGGAGTTGAGCCGAACTACCGATAACACCTCTGTTCTGTAGATCTACTAGAAAATCTAAAACCTCATCATTTAAGGAAAAGTCAAATCTATCGTTGGCAAATTTTGACACTTTACCAGTGCCTTTTAATTTAAGTTCTTTATCAATTAAATCTCTTAGAACTAAATCTACTGATTCAAAAAGACTAGCGTTCTTTCCCACATTACCTTGTGCAAGAGCAAACAAAGAAGCTGATGTTACGTTTCTTACTTGTGTGATTGGAGATAAAATTGTTTTTGCGTATTGAGAGATACCTTTTAACTTGACCATAGGATAGTAAAGTCCTCTTGCTATATCTCCCATGACACTTGTTCTTTCATTAATAACATTACTCATAGCTTCGTACATGGGTTTTGGTATGGCATATCCATACATCTCACCAAACACACTTCGTGCAGCAAGACCCTCTGGATCAAAACCAGACACGGAATCTCTGCCAAGAATGACATACTCCAGTCCTCTGCCACCTCTTCTTTGCACACTTTCCATGACATCTTTTAAAACAGCATCTCTTTCTGCTGATGGTAAGTCACGAAGAGATGTTATTTGTTCTTGTGGTGCTCTTGTTTGATTTATTTGTACAATTCTTTCTCTAACTAAATCGTTTGTGTTTATAAATAAAGGTTTATCTGCTCTAGGATCTGTGTTTCTAATTATATTGTCTGCGGTTCTTTTAAAAGAAGAATAGAAAGCATCTGCTGCTACAAAGTTAGAGAGCTCTCCCACGGTGTGCATGTATGCTTCTTTTGGATTTCTAACTTCACCAAGTATGGATCTAATAATTTCATTATCAACTTTTGATTTATTTAGAACTGCTGGATTAAGTCTAACAGTCGGAACAGTTCTAGCTGCTGTGCCGTATGCTCCACCAGAACTGTGTTTTAAACTTTTGTAATATTTTGTAACATTGTCTATGTACCGTTCTGCTTGTCGTCTTGTTAACGCAAACTGACCGACACCTTCTGGACCTTCTCTCTGTAACGATCTAAATGTGTCTACAAACTCATCAGAAATTCTAAAAGTTTCTGGTTCATCTTTTAAAAATTTTTGAACATGTTTTATGTCTACTGCTTTACCATCTACAATCTGATCTACAAGAGCCTCTCTCATGTCGGGTGCTAATTTAAAATTATCATCGTTAAATAATTGATATTGTCTGGAAAGATAACCACCATTTTCTATGTTATTTTTGACTTGTTCTACAAATTGTCTTCTAGACATCAGACCACTAGTTGACACTTCTGGTAAACTTTTAGCAGCACCAGTGTCTATAACCCTCTCTGATAAATCGTCAATAATATTTTTTGCTTTTAGAAATTTGTCAAACAATGCTTTAGGTATTTCTAAATCTTTTTCTGTTGCTCCTTCTAAAACATCCATGAAGTTGTTTATAAGTTTTTGTTTTGTAAAATCTGGCAGTCTTCTGTATTCTGAAAATTCTTTGTTACTTGGACTTAGAACCTCTGCGATTTGTCTATCAACTTCTTTTAATGCTTTCTCTGCTTTTTTGATATCACCTTCTATAGCTGGATTAACTAGAGACTTTACTCTTGCTACGTCACCTGGCAAGAACGATCTATATCTGAAGGCAGATAAAGTTCTAGCAACAGCTCTGTCTAATGTATTAATAAGGCCTGGATCAGAGGACTCACCTTTTAAAAATCTTTCTTCTTGTTTTGCAATAGCTTCTGCTGCTTTTTTGGATCCAGCTCTCAACACTCTTGAACTTACTCCAGCACCAGCACCGATACCTGCACCATACGCTGCACCAGTTGCCACCTTTCCAAAATCTATATCTTCTACATCTTTGCCTTGAGCCAGTTCATCAACTGTAGCCGCACCAGCACCAATCGCTGCGCCTGGCACTGCAAGACCAACTTCTCTTCCCGCTCTGGCTCCTATTTTTGCAGAAGTGCTAAGACCAGCACCAATCACTGGTGGTAAAGCACCAGCAAGAAGTGACCCAGAAAGACCATGAGCCATGACTTTATTGTATATTCTAGCTGCAGCTCTTTCTCTGCCTTCTAATCCTATAAGATCTTCAGTTTGAAAAAAAGGACCGTAGCCACCTTCAAAAAAATCACCCAAAGATTGTGTGCCATCTGTGGCTACAACTGCATCTGCTGCACCTGCCGCCGCCATTTGTTGTGCCGCCAGTCCTAGTTTTTGACTTTTAGTTAAGTCTTTCATTTCAAGAGGTTGCTTTGTGATCTTCATGGTTTTCAAAGACCCAGCATCGGGTTTCATGCCTCGTGTGCCTCGTGCCAACTTACCAAGTTTACTAAACTTTGATACGGCAGCCGCGGCTCCAAGACCTGGAATACCAAACTGAATAAGACCTTCTGTTATTTTACCAGCGGCTCCCGCTGGATCGATACCAAGATCGTCTCTCATTTTATTGAAACCTCTAACTACAGCATCTGTGTAATTAGTGCCTGCACCAAGATCTATAATACTTGTCACAGTTTCTGCTATACCTTGTGGTATGGCTATTAATCCAGATCCTACACCCTCTGCTATTTCTTGTAGAGTTCCCTCATCTTCTGGATCTAGATAATTACTTGTTCCTTCTTGTGCAGTGGCTTGATCGCCTGAAGAACCAAAGCGAGTTTTGATAAAAGCCTCTGCTTCTTCTTGCGTAAGATCTTCTTTGATAAAATAAGTTTTACCATTTACTACATAACTAGGCATTTAACCACCAGTGCTTAGTTCTAGAACATCTGCATAATCATCTTGGTTTGTGCCACCACCACTTTTACTGCCTTGTAAATATTTCTTAACATCTCCAGACAGTGAATTTTCTGGTATGGTTATACCTGGAAAGTTTCTCTTCTGACTTCTTACAAATTCAACAATTCTGTTAAATCTATCAATAGGATCTGATAAACTACCTAAATCTTCCATTAACTGTTCACCAGCTATACCATAAGATTCTTTAATATCATCGTTAGCGTCTCCAAAACCTGGAGGTTTTGGAACTATGCTAACCTGTCCAGTGTTAGCAATGTTTGTTCTCTTTATATTAAACTCACTAAAACTTTGTCCTAGACCGCCTTTACCTTTTTTCAATTCTTTTAGATAATCGGAAATGGCTTTTTCACCTTTCGGAGTCAACTCGTATTGATCTAAATAACCTTCTTCTCCATAAGGTATTTCTGTTGTGATACCTTGTTTTAATTTCATGTCTTTATTTGCTTTTAACAACGAGATGATTTCTGGTTGTGATCTTAAGATAGCCGCTCTAAATGTTTTTTCTACGTTATCTTTCGTGACTTCTAATTGCTTTTCTTTAAATTGCATATCAGCAGCTGCACCTAATAAATCCGAGCTAAACTTCAATTCTGTAATCTGTTTATTGAATTGATCCAGTGCTTTCTGTCTTTGATCTCCCACAAGTTGTCTTTGAATATTTACAACACCTTCCATCTGTTGTAGTTCCAAAGTTCTCTTTGCAAGAGCCTCTGACTTAGCGTCTTTTAAAAGATTATACATAGTGTTTCGTGCTTCTCGTCTATCTTCTCTTAAATTTTTAGAAAGGAGATTTACATCCTCTCCGTATCCTTGAAGTCCTACACCAAAACCTCTTGCTATATTTGTTATGGCATTGTCACTTTCACCAGCTGCGATAGCAAGACCAGCTTTCATCATGTTTAAAAATATAGACGCTTTTCTATCTTCTTCAAACTCACCTTCTAGTTCTCGTGGGTCAAACCCTAATAATTTTATTGCATCATCTTGTACGTCTGCAAGTGTAGGCTCTTGTCCTTTTTCTTGCATTTTTGCTACTAATGCGTTTGTATTCTCAACAATTGTTTTACCACCCAGTTTTATATCCTCTGCACTTGCAAGGCCTGTGGATAAATTAGCAACTGCCGTCTGCATCCTATCAGACAACTGTTTTTGTTTTGACTGAAAGCCACTTAAAATATTTGGTTCGGGTGTTGTCCCAGCGTTTGGATTTGGTTTTAAATCTGCTTTACCAGATCCCTCATTTGTAAAAGGAGCTTCTGTAACAGGCACATCTCCACCAAAATAATCTGCATCTGCGTCATCCATTCCAGCTCCTACTTGAGTTTTGCCTTTTAATGCCTCTTCAGGATCAAAAGAATCAACCACTTTGGGTGCATCTTTTATCTTTTGTTTTCTTGCAGCTTCTTTTAGCTTCTCTAAATTACTTTTTTCTAATTGTTTTTTTCTTTGTTCTTCTGTGCCGATCCCTTCTATGTCTCCAGTATTTATCTTTTGAGTTGAATCAATGACATTCGGAAAAGTCGTAGGATTTCCTATCAATTCTGCTACGCTTGGCTTCACATCTTTATACATGGGTATTTGAAAAGTATTTGTGGCAGATCCCGTCAATAATGGATTTGCATTTGCTACACTTGCTCTAATCAGATTTGGACTGGAAGCCATGATACCAGAGGCTTGATTGTTCATGCCAGGCACTCTGAACATTGGTCTGTTAAATACACTCATTATGCTGGAGTCCTTCGTCCAAAGAAATTAGGAAAACCACCTGCAGCGCCAACTGCTCCAAGACCCGCGATCCCTAGTCCAAGAAGTTGTGAACCTGTGCTAGGTCGAGGCGTACTGGTCGTAGTCGCAGTCTGTTGCAGTGATGGTACACCTTTAAAAATATCAGATAAGAAACCTATTTTTTGGAAAGGCAATGCTTGTTGAGCTAATAGATTTTGTTTATCAATATCAAGTTGTTTTTGCGTTTGACCTTGTTGCAGACCACCTATTCCAAGTAATGTATTTATATCTTGCACACCCATTTGTTGTCCTAACTGACCAAGAGCCGCGGTTTGTGTACCAAGACCCGCGACAGTTTGACCCAACTGTCCAGTAAGTTGTGCTTGTTTTAATTGTTGTTGTGCTGCTTGTTGAGCTAAGTTTTGTGCTTGTTGAAAACCTTGTGATCTTAATTGTGCACCAGTTCTTGCTTGTTGATCCATGACATTTCTTGCAATTTCACCTTGTGCAATACCTTGTCTTGAACCACCAAATGCACCAGCGCCCACGGCACTTGCTGCTAATTGATTCTGTTGCATAGCACCTTGTCTTGCTATGTCGGCTTGTGTTGCTGCAATGACATCTTCTGTATAAGGATCCATAAACTGTTGATAGTCAGTTGGAGAAAAACCAGCACCTGCAACGTAGTTTTGTGCAGTTCCTAACTGTCCAATGCCTTGTCCAATGGCTTGTGCTCCTTGTTGCAGAAAAGGTTGAAAAGAGCCAACACCTTGAAGTGCTGATGTTATTGCTTGTTGTTGTCCTTGAGAAAGATCTGCTAGTTTTGATGGAGCAAAAGGCATAGTGCCGTCATCTGCTAGATTCTTTGCACTCTTAAAAATATTTGCTAAAAAGTCCTCTTGAAACTTTGGTAGTCTTGCTTCTTGTATAACTGTTTGTGTAGCCATTATGCGACCCTCTCTAGTTCAGACATCATTTCATACATTCTTGCAGCTCCGATGTCTCTGTCTCCACCACCTGCTCCTCTAACTGCCTTTGCAGTTAGTACAAATTCACCATCTGATAGCCTTGCTGGTACAGAATCACTTGTGCCTGTTCCAGGTCCGTTTACCTCACCACCACTAGCAGAGAATATTGGGTCTATACCTACTTCTCTGTCTCTTGGCATAATACCTTGCTTTTCTCTTAGGTCTTCAAAATACTTCTTTCTCTCTTCATCATCATCTAGATCATAACTCTTATCGCCAATAATGCCAATACCTAACATAGATTCACCAACTGGATCTGGTCTTCGTTTAAATTTTTGTTGTTCTGGCTCTTCTGCACCTAGTGCTGCAAGAGTCCCAATACCTGCGGAAGTTATATATGAGTTTTCTTTTGCAAAATCGATTGCCTTGTTAAAAAAACTTGGAGTATCTGCTGACTTTACTGCTATATCTGCCAGTTCACCAGTTGCCATGGCTCCAGATCCATATTGTGTGGGAAGTGCCGCGGCTTTTGGAGTGAAAAAACTACCACTCGCAGCGTATCCACCAATACCACCAAGAAGTGCCGCCTTCAATGCGTCATCTGTGTCATAACCTGCAGCGAGTGATCCTATACCAGCACCCAAAGCAGAACCTATGGCAGCAGAACCGAGTGGACCACCAAGAGCAAAACCGATGGTTCCACCTATAACTGGCGCTGCTTTCTTAAGAATCTTTTTAAAACTTTTAAAAATACCCATGATTCAATACTCTATCAATAATTACACTTTTGTTCAATGTTATATTCTAGTTATCGCACTCGTTGTTACTCTTGTTTTAGACAATTCTTGAATACTAGCTACAACATGCAATCTGTTTGCAGTTGCGGCCTGCACTTTTAATATCTCTCCACTCTGCAATATTAAATCTTTTGTAAGTAATTCTACAGTTGTGTTAGCTCCCACGGCTTTGACTTTGAATAAACTAAATGTGTCACTGCCACTTACAAGTGTAACTGTTATCGTGTCTGCATTTCCACTGTCCTCTGATACTAGTATAGAGTTAACAACGGCTGCATTGAAATCGGCATCACTAGGAACTGTAAACAAAACTGTATCATTTGTTGTAGTTAAATCTACTTTTGCGTTTGTTATACCTTGAATATACTGAGGAATACTGGTTATAAGCATTAGCGTCTACCATCCTCTCTTATATCTACTCTAGGTGTGCCTAATTTATATTTTGTTCCTAGTGATGTGGAATCAATTCTTAAAGCAAAAGATCTACCTCGTAAACGATAATTTAACTTTTCTGTAAATTGTTCTACTGGACTAGTTGCAGATCTTTGTGCTGTATTAGATGTTGACTCATTAAAGTTAGCACCAGGATTATTTCTTGATTTCATAGTAAAGGCTACGTCTGGATTAACACTCGTAGATCCGTTGAATGTAATGTCTGGAATAACTTGCTTTATAAACAAGAACTTATCGCCTTCTCCTATATCAATAGCTGAAGATTCAATGAATGATGTCATAGCAGATCCATCATCATCAAATCCTACTTCATGGTTGTAAAGATACTGATTACCAGTGGCTTGTGGTAAGTTTCTTATACCTCTATCGAGCCATGCTTGTCTTACAAGTGTGCCATAGTACCAAACTTTTTCTAAATAATTATAGGCAACATACTTATCTATTTCTGTACCAGCAGATGACGGATAAAACCACAAGATCTCACTAAATTCAGAATTAAGTCCTACATGCACCTTGTCTCGTTCTTCAAAGTTAAAATCTAAAAACACTTTGTCTTTAACTGTGCATGGTAGTTGTATTGTTTGACCACCAGAATAAACGTAGAACGTATCTACACCCATCCAAAACACTGCATCTTCAACAGCTATTGCAGAAAAAGGACTCATTATAGTTATGTTCTTTGATAGTTCTTGCAAACCAAATGTAAATGGTGGACCTATGAACTTCATAGCGTGTAGTGTTTTATTAGTGAAGACGAGTATCTGTTGTTTTGTTTCAACAGCTTGTACGAAGGTAGATCCACCACCTAACCTTAAATCACCTGCTGTGTTTGTAGCAGTTGGAAAGAAATCCACTGGGTTTTCTTGTGAAGAAAAACGTATCAACAATGGATCTTGTACTCCATTTCCTTGTGTAGCAGACGAGTTTGCACCTAATCCATCACAACCAAACACGATAACATGTCGGTCTTGGTCTGATACAAGAACTTGTTTAGCAATAGTTGGCACACTTGTTTCTCCAGAATATGTGCTCGTTGCACTAAGCTCTACCGCTCTGGTGCCTAAACCATTTGTTTTGTCC